CCAAAGATAAGCTGAAGCCTGAGAAATATAACCCCAGGAAAGATCTGAAGCCTGGCGATCCTGCGTATGAGAAAATACGCCGCAGCCTGCATGACTTCGGGTATGTGGATCCAATCGTGTGGAATGAAGTGACCGGGAACATTGTCGGGGGCCATCAGCGGTATAAGGTGCTGAAAACCGAAGGAGCCACCGAGGTGGACTGCGTTGTGGTGCACATCGAAAACCCGCAGGATGAAAAGGCGCTGAACATTGCGCTGAATAAGGCAACCGGTGACTGGGAGCCTGTTGCGCTGGCTGAATTGCTGCAGGATCTGCAGCTGTCCGGTTATGACCTTGGCGCGACGGGTTTTGATGCGGCTGAGGTGGATGATCTCTTCTCCAAAGTGCATGATAAGGATGTACACGACGATGACTGTGAACTGGATCCGGATGAGGTTCAGCCATATGTACAGGCCGGTGACATCTGGACGCTGGGAAAGCATCGGATGATGTGCGGCGACAGCACGGATCCGGATGCGGTTGACCGGCTCATGGAAGGAATCCGGGCAAACCTGGTCGTGACGGACCCGCCTTATAACGTCGCCTATGAATCCGCGGATGGAAAATCCATCCAGAACGACAGCATGGCAGATGAACAGTTCTTCACCTTCCTGCTGGCGGCTTTCAGGAATATGGCCTCTCACATGGCAGAAGGCGGCAGCGCGTACATCTTCCATGCGGATACCGAGGGGCTCAATTTTCGCAGGGCATTTAAAGAGTCCGGTTTTCATATTTCCGGCGTATGTATTTGGGTAAAAAACAGCCTGGTGCTGGGCCGGTCGCCATACCAGTGGCAGCACGAACCCGTGCTCTATGGCTGGCTCCCCAACGGAAAGCACAAATGGTTTTCTGACAGAAAGCAAAGTACCATCTGGAACTTTGATAAGCCGAAAAAGAGCGCGGACCACCCGACGATGAAGCCGATCCCGCTGCTCTGTTATCCGATCAAAAACAGCAGTGCCCCGAACGCTGTGGTGATGGATCTGTTCGGCGGCAGCGGTTCAACCCTGATCGCCTGTGAGCAGACTGACCGTATCTGCCGGACGATGGAACTGGATCCGAAATATGCAACCGTCATAGTGGAGCGGTTCCACGCCGACTTTCCGGACCAGGAAATTACAGTACTGCGCGATGGAAACACATTTTCTTACACTGAAATTGCTCCACAGAATTGATTTTCAGTGAAAAACGCTATCTCGAAGGGAGGTGACACCAGATGGCTACCAGAGGAAGAAAGCCCCTGCCCACGGCATTGAAACTGCTGGAGGGCGACCGGGGCAAAGGCCGAAGACCGATTAATGCGGAAGAACCTACGCCTCCGCAGAATAATGTCAAATGTCCCAACTGGCTGATGCCGGAAGCGAAAAAGGAATGGAAGCGTCTGGCTCCCTCCCTGATCGCAATGGGGATTCTGACAGAGCATGATATGGAGGCTTTCGCAGGATACTGTCAGGCGTATGCCCGCTGGCGGGAGGCTGAGGAGTTCCTGTCCCAGCATGGCACCATTTTCAAAACCCCGTCCGGTTATGTGCAGCAGGTTCCGCAGGTCAGCATTGCCCAGCAGAACCTGAAGATCATGCAGTCCTTCTGTGCTGAATTCGGCCTTACACCTGCCAGCCGGGCACGGCTTTACGCCAACACCGGTGATAAGGCCGATACGGATGACCCGATGGAGAACGTCCTGAGGGGAGGCTGGCAGGATGCGAAGTGAGGAAAAGGCACGCCGGGTCGTTCAGTTCATTGAGTGCCTGAAGCATACCAAAGGCGAATTCCACGGGGAACCGTTCAAACTGCTTCCCTGGCAGGAAAAGATAATCCGGGATGTCTTCGGCACTGTCCGTGATGATGATCCGACCATGCGGCAATACACCACAGCATACATCGAGATCCCGAAGAAGCAAGGCAAGAGTGAGCTCGGAGCTGCCATAGCCCTGAACATGCTCTGCAACGACGATGAATGGCGGGCGGAGGTTTACTCCTGTGCGTCAGACCGTCAGCAGGCGGCGATCGTTTTCGATGTCGCGGTGGATATGGTGAAACAGTCCCCGGCACTGAGTAAACGGATCAAGATCATCCCCTCCACAAAGCGGATGGTCTTCCAGCCGACCGGGAGTATTTACCAGGTGCTTTCCAGTGAGGTGGCCACGAAGCACGGCCTGAATGTCAGCGCCTGCATCTTCGACGAACTGCACACACAACCGAACCGTGCCCTGTACGATGTTATGACTCAGGGCAGCGGTGACGCCCGGAAACAGCCACTATGGTTTTGCCTGACAACCGCCGGAACAGACCGGAACAGCATCTGCTGGGAGGTTCATCAAAAGGCCATGGACATACTGGAAGGCCGGAAGGATGATCCCCGGTTCTATCCTGTGGTTTTTGGCCTGCCGGATGACGCTGACTGGACGGATGAGCGAAACTGGTACAAAGCAAACCCTTCCTTGGATCAGACAATCAGCATTGACAAAGTTCGGGACGCTTTCAGAAAAGCACAGGAAACACCTGCCGATGAAAACATGTTCCGGCAGCTTCGCCTGAACCAGTGGGTGAAACAGTCCATCCGCTGGATGCCTATGGACAAATGGGATGAATGCGGAGGCGAGGTCAATGAGTATGAACTGGAAGGCCGCGCCTGTTATGCGGGATTGGACTTGTCATCTACCAGTGACCTGACAGCCATGGTGCTGGTATTTCCTCCCCGGGAAGAAGGAGAACAGTACATCATCGTTCCGTACTTCTGGCTCCCGGAGGAAACGCTACAGTTACGGGTTCGCCGGGACCATGTGATGTATGACAAATGGCAACGGCAGGGGTTCATCATGACCACGGATGGTAACGTGGTGCATTACGGTTTCATCGAGCAGTTCATCCTGCAGCTGGGTGAACGCTTCAACATCCGGGAAATTGCCTATGACCGTTGGAACGCCACCATGATGGTACAGACCCTTGAAGATGACGGTTTCACCATGATCCCCTTCGGTCAGGGGTTCCGGGATATGAGCCCGCCGACAAAAGAACTGATGCGCCTGGTGCTGGAACGAAAACTGTGCCATGGCGGCCATCCTGTCCTCCGATGGAATATGGACAACGCTTTCGTTCGGACTGACCCTGCCGGAAACCTGAAGATCGACAAAGAGAAATCCACAGAAAAAGTCGACGGCGCTGTCGCCCTGGTCATGGCGCTGGACCGGGCTTTGAAAAACGCGAACACAGGAGCCTCTGTCTATGATGACAGGGGTTTTCTCATTCTGTAGGAGGAAGCGGAAATGCCCTATAAACCAAGAAGGCCCTGCCGCTATCCCGGATGTCCGGAACTCGCTGTGCAGGGTCAGGTCTTTTGTCAGGATCATATGGAGTGGAGCGGTGACCGTCTGCGCGGAGGTGCAGCCGCCAGAGGGTATGATGCCCGCTGGCAGAAGGCGCGAGTGCTTTTCCTGAAACAGCATCCGCTGTGTGCCTTCTGTCAGGCGGAGGGGAAAGTCGTCCCGGCAACGGTAGTGGATCATATCATCCCTCACCGGGGCGACAAGGTTCTGTTCTGGGATCAGACCAACTGGGAGCCGCTCTGTAAAGAGTGCCACGATAAGAAAACCGGATCTGGATTATAAGGAGGATTTCAGCATGAAGAACCCATTCACAGCACTCTTCCGTGCGCGGGACAAGCCCCAGGACAGCGTCAGTGCTGCGCCAACCTTCTACTTTGGTACCAGCGGCTCCGGGAAGCCGGTCAACGCGAATACCGCGATTCAGCTTTCCACGGTTTATGCCTGCGTCCGGGTGATCTCGGAAACGGTCGCCAGCCTGCCGCTGGGAGTGTATGAAGCAAAAGACGACGGAAACCGAAAAGCGACGGAGCACCCGTTGTACCTGCTGCTCCATGATGAGCCGAACAGTGAAATGACGTCGTTCATTCTGCGGGAGGTTATGCTGGCACACCTGCTGCTATGGGGAAACAGCTACTGTCAGATCATCCGTTCCGGACGGAACCAGGTCACAGGCCTGTATCCGCTTCTGCCGGATAAGATGACTGTCGATCGGGATAAGAAAGGCATCCTGACCTACACCTATATGACCAGTACAGGTGAAACAGTGATCCTTTCTCCGGATGATGTTCTTCACATCCCCGGCCTTGGCTTCGACGGTGTTATGGGCTACAGTCCCATTGCGCTGGAGAAGAATGCCATCGGCCTTGGAATCGCTTCCGAGGAATACGGCAGTAAGTTCTTCTCCAACGGCGCACGGCCTTCCGGCATCCTGACGCATCCGAACACGGTGAAGAATCCGAAGGCCCTCCGGGAAAGCTGGAACAGCGCCTATGGCGGATCTTCCAATTCCAACCGTGTGGCCATACTGGAAGAAGGCATGAAGTTTGAGCCGATTGCCATCCCGAACAATGA